ATGACAAGTATAAATTGTTAAAGCCAATTTTGTCTAGATTTTGCGAGATATTTATACCGCAACCACTAATAAATGGCAAGGAAGTTAATTTACATAGATACAATTTAGACGCATGTTTTTCAGTATTAAAATATGACAAACAAAAACGGACGAAATTTAAGAATGAGTTTGACAAAATAAAAGAGGGCAATGTGATAGAAATAAGTGAGATATTGTATGAAAAAGGGTATAGTGCTTTAGACTTGGTTGAATATATTAAAGAATTGAAAATAGAGGAAATAAAAAAATACGAATATTTAGTATTTATTCAAAAGATAAAGGGGGAATTTAGAGAAGAACGGTTGTTGATGGCGTGTATATTAAATTTTGTATTAAAGCGTTTAGATTACTCATTAGAAAATATTTCTTTTATGTAAATGGATGACTATTCAGTGTCAAGTTTACAAGAGTCTAGAAACGAGTGGTGCGCGCGTTTAATTAACATTCTTACACCTTTAGTAATAGAGGGATTTAAATCTATATTCGATGAATCGTGGAAATTATGTGAGGAAAACGATGAATTAGAGAAATATTTAATGACATACCAGAATTTTTTGGTGCGAATTCCTAAGTGGAATCCAGCCATTGTAACGGCAGAAACGAATAGAATTGTGGAAAAGAGCAAGTGTGGATATTTAACTGATTTAATAAGCTGTGTTCACATTATTCAATTAAAAAGTCTCACTTGTATGCGAGTAGGTAATAAGCAGAAGAAGATTGATATTAATATTCCCACATTGACTGATTTTGTTCATAAAATATACATAAACGCTGCGAGAAAAATATATACCAATATTTATTTGTTTGAGAAAAATATAAGCCCTCTTCAAATACAAAAACATACTCGCGAATTGGAGTTGATAATTAGAGAGCAAATATTGAATACGATTAGAGAGAATATACCAGTTGAGAATATTTTAAAGGTGTATTTGGATGAAACAATCGAGGATGATACACAAGTAGAAGAAAGTGAGGAAATAATTTCGACTGAACCAGTTGTGGAAGAAGAGGAAGAAGACAAGACGGATCAGGATAAAACACAAACTGACGAGGCGGACATAAAACGAGCAAATATGGAAATAGAGCCGTTAGACAATGAACCGAAAAAAGACAAACTTCGTTTTAATGATATAGATAATGCCGTTGGTACTAATAAAAAGATGGAAGATATTTTAGCACCTAAAACGATAGAGCGATTGGAACAGATTAGTCGTGATAGGAACGATTCTAGGAAATTAGATGAGCACTCCGATAGTGATGATGACGGCGATGATAGGCTAAAAATAGGCGAAAAGATCAGTTTAACCGATATGGATATACACGATTTAGAAAGACCAAAGCAAATAAATAAAGTGCCACTCGGATTGGAAGAAATTGAAATATTGGCATAATCATACTTTTAGAAAAAGTATGGCAAAATGTGCCTTATATTTGTAGAAAGCATACTTTTAGAAAAAGTATGACAAAAATGTAAAAAGATTCGTAAAAATAGAAGAAACTTTATTTTAGTGTATTGTAAATGACAGAAGTACTTATATATGCTTTAGCCATATCAACAGTTTTTTTCTTATTTAAATTCTTAGAAATGAAGTTTGTGCCAGATGATGAAAAGAAACCATTAAAAGTAGTGATAAAAGAATCATTATTTGTATATTTTGCGTCGGTAGTTGGAATCTATTTATATTCACAATTTGATAGCAATATCACAGATGTTAAAACTGGTGGAAAAACGACAATGGCGTTCGTTGATAATCCGTCTTTTTAAATTTAGATTTAGTAGATAGTTTTGTTATTACAGTAATGAATAAACCATGAATAAATTTTTATTATTTATTGAAATAATAAAAATCATAAATCAGAAGAACTTATATAATTAAATTACTTTACTTAGCATAAATTATTGAAAATTGGGAATATTATCCAAATTCATAATTTTAGCATTTTTACTAAGTTTCTTTTTACTGGTTATGTAGTTTTTAAACAATTCATTTCCTAGTTGAGCGGATGGAATAGCACCATGAACAGTTCTTGCTATCATTTTATATAATTTAAACTCTGGATATCTCTCTTCACCACTATTCTTATACAAAATATTTCTACCTTTATCGTCGATTAACCAATCGTTAATGATGCTGGCTAATTTATTTGTCTTAATAATATCTTCAGCTTCAAATATATCTTCTACAAAATGATCATATAAACAACACGCTAGTCTACATAAATCGAAACTAGGATTTGGTTCTAGTCGAGGTTTATTTTCGTCCATATACGGTTCGCAATTGTATTGGGAACCGGCGTCACCCTTTGGATGAAAGCTATCACTACACATAAGTTGTCCGTTAAATTTATAAATAGCTCTACCAAAATCGATTATTTTGTATATTTTGCCATAAGTAGGAACCTTATAGGTAATATTGTTAAATGTGTAATATAAGAATTGCTTTTCTGTTGGAATATACATGACATTATTTGTGTGTAAATCATTATGTGTAAAAGAAAATGCTTTCTGAAATACAGATAAACTAATAATAATTTGGAATAAACAAGAAACCCATTCGTTCTCTTCCAACAAATCTTCTTCCATCAAATAATCGAGTGTATTTTCACATTTTTCCAATGTAATCATTTGTACTGGAAAATTGAAAATAGAACAATATATATCTCCACTGTCATCATCTTCATCATCTTCATCGTCATCGTCATCGTCATCATGATCAGCATCGTCGTCAGTCGCATCACCATCCACATCATCATCATGATTTGAATGTTCATCGCCGCTATGTTCGTCTTCATTTCCATCAGAAGTATTAGATGATTTGGAACTATATGTAGAAGCCGAAGATATAGATGCTGATTTCTTCAACATATGATTATAAATACAAACATCACTTAAATCTATAATTTGTAATGAGGTCGTCGGTGGTTTACCAGATAAAGTCTCTAGAGATAGTGTTTGTTCTGGTTCCGCATTAGAAAAAACAACAAAATCATCCATAGAAAGAGTATCTAGTTCTATTTTATCTAGTTTGTCATTAATCATAAGCTTTTTCTTATTTGTGCGAGAATCAATATTAAATATTTTACTATGCTCATCGTTTTCAATCGCATAATAACGATTTTTGTTTTCATGGAAAAAGTCATTTTCGTTCAAGTAATCTATATCATCAGCAATATTATATATAAATTTCTTTTGCTGACATATAAACGCACCATAATAATCTATACTATTTAAAAAATCATAATTGTGTAATAATTGACTAGATAAATAGGTAAAAAACGCATCAACATATGCGGTATTATTTTTGTCTAGTAATTTAGGAAAAGCATTACTAGTATTAAATTGTGGCAATGTGATGGTAGAGTTTCCAGATAGGTCATATTTGCCAGTTAGATATTTAAGCGGATCCAATAAAGGGGAAAATTTACAAAAAACACTTCTCTTCAGCAAATTGTTTGAATTATCGGCTACATTTACCTCCAATGAGTGTGTATCTACCTCTTCGTTAATGGAATGAAGATAGTATTTTTGATTTAAATTAATGCTATTAAAATTGGATGAGTTAAGTGAAAAGAATTTTTCATACAATGGCACATAGTTTTGTAGTTTCTCTAAACCTAAGGTAGACTTTTCTAAACGGCGAAACAATTCCTCGTTTTTGTTTTTTCGATAATACAATGAAAAGTTCATTCTTTATTATTCTTAAAGTAAATATAATAATTCATTTAAACTTATTTTTCGTAATTCATTTATAATTTTTTTCTGTTTAGAAGTTAATCATGTCGTTGGATATGAAAAAATTTGATATGAAAAATATTAGCTTTCGACCAGACGAAAATAAGGGTCCGGTCGTAGTTTTAATTGGAAGAAGAGACACGGGAAAGAGTTTCTTAGTAAGAGACTTATTGTATTATCATCAAGATATTCCGATAGGAACTGTGATTTCTGGTACGGAAGCTGGTAACGGTTTTTTTAGTGAGCATGTCCCAAAATTATTTATTCATGATGAATATAATAGTGGGATTATAGAAAATATATTGAAACGACAAAAAACAGTATTGAAACAAGTGAAAAAGGAGATGGATGCTTATAAGCGAACGAATATAGATCCTAGGGCATTTGTGATTTTAGATGATTGTTTGTATGATAACAAGTGGACAAAGGATAAGTTGAT